CATTTAATTTAGAATATTTTAATTCTCTATCAAAAAAAGATGATCTTGCTGATGCTTATCTTCAATGTATTTATTATATTTTACGAAATATTCGTAAATAAAAATTTAAAATTGATATATATAATAATTTTAGAGACTGTATTTATTATATTTTAATCAAAAATTAAAATTGAATTATTCAGTATATATACGAAAAATACTTGAAATAGAAGCAATATATGAATAATTGTTCAAAACAAGAATTGAAGCCTATGACGACCAAACGTTCTGGTAAAGAATTGTGGGAAGTGTGTAGGAAATACTTTATTAAGCAGAAATCTGACGAAGTGTTGTGGAAATGCCCTTGTGGATGGACCAACAGCGGAACTGCTTCGTTTACACATTGTGCTAAATGTGGAATGACCTGTCCCATGCGACAGTTTGTTAAGACAATTAGCGTTGAACTTTCTAAGAAAGAAATGGAAAAGGCTCTTGAAAAGAAAAATGTTCCAGAATCTCCGAGGTTTTCAATTTCGGAAAAACTGTTTTAAAACGTTAATTTACTCATACATAATGTAATAACGATTTTTGTATAATAATAAATATTTAGGGACTGGTTTTATTTAAACTCATTAATTACATTTTTTATACTAATTGTTTTCTTGACAGAATATAAATCAATTGGTTTTAAATATTTTTCTATATTATTACATATATTTTTTAATAATACCATATCCTGATGAATATTTCCAGTCAATTTTATTACTATATTATTAAAATATGAATCAATATTTTTACATCCTAAATATATTGGGATAGTTGAACATAAAAGACTATTTACTATTTTTTCACTGAAATAATGAGGTAAAGAATAATTTTCTATAGCAATATGAAATTTATATGTTTCATATGGTTCTATTTTTTTAAATTCCCCTTTAATTCTATCATCATTTTGATAATATACACAACCTCTACCATATATATCAATTGGTAAATTCGTTTTTAGAATAGCTCTAATCAATTTATGACGATATATATGACCTGGAGCATATGTTTTTTTAGAACACATGATTGACATTAATTTATTTTTAATAGGAATAAATGTTAATGGTTTAGTATGCCATTGATATGAATATCCTTCTACAAAAGGATATGGCAAATTACCTTTTTCGCCAATATAATATCTACCAATATGTTTTTTAACATATTCTATAAATATTTCATTTAATTCTAAAAATTTTGGTGGTTCAAATGATAATCCAATAACATTTTTTTTTTGAATAATTAAATTTGGCATACATTTATTAATTATTATCGCATGAGTATAATCGTCGTTTTCTGTAAATCTGTATTTTATACCATATTCATCATCTTTATTTAATTCCGAGCATTTTACTACTACCTTTATACTACTACCAAATACACGAATAATTTTCATATAATATATATCTTATATTTTTAATAAATATGTAATATAGATGTAGTAATTTAAAAATTTTATTTATGATTGGAACTGGATTACTACAGTTTTATATTTTTTAAATATAAGTATTTGGAATAAATTAATATATATCGAATTATTATAAATATTATGAATATGTATTTTTCAAAAATGAACTCATTAAGGATAATTCCTTTGAACAGCAATTCAAATGATTGTATTAAAGAATACAATTATTTTTATGGCTTAGTGGATAAATATTATCCAAATAAAACAAATTCACAAAAAATTTATATGGCAATAGATCTTTGTAGAATAATTAATTATGAAAAAATAACAAAAAAAAAATTAATAACAGAAAAAAAAGAAGAACAATCAAAAAAATCTTTTTCGTTTTATAAATCATTCAAAAAATTTATATTATGTTGACTATTAAAAGTTAAGGAAAGTATGAATATATATAATATAAAAAGTAATTATATTATGTTTAAATTTCCTGATACTTATAATGCTAAAACATTAGAAACTCTAGAATATGATGATATAATATGGATAGAACATTATACTTTACAAATTAATTTAATTTCTAACCAAGTGGCGACACTGCCGTCTGGTGAAAATATGTCAGAATTAGCAGATTATTATAGAAGTCGTGCTTCTCATTTATTTCGTGAAGAAAGATATTTAGAAAGTATTAATGATTTACTTGAAAGTTATAAATTATCAATGAATAATAATATTTTAATAAGTTTAGCATTTTGTTATGATAAAATAAATGAATTTGATAAATCGTTAGAGCAATTAAATAAATTTAAAGAATTAAATCCAACTGAACGATATATCGATGATTATATAAAAACAATATCAGATAAAAAATTAAATAATAATTTTGTTGATTCAAAAATAGAATTTGATAAATTAAGGGATATATTAATAGAAAATAATTCTAGTTTAGATAAAGTTATTATTAAACATCATAATAAAGAATATAGAGAGATTTTATCAAATAATGATATTAAACAGGGTGAAAATGTTTTAGAGATATCAGAAAAATGTATAATAACGACAGAGATTGGTAAGGATACAGAAATCGGGAAAGAAGTAATAAAAAAAAATTTGAGTTTAATTTCTAAACATAATTGGATTACTTTTGTTTTATTAGAATTATTAAGAGGAAAAGAGAAATGGGATTTATGGAAATATTATTTAAAAATTTTACCAAAAACTTTTGATACGAATCCTCTTTTTTTTGATAAATATTATTTAGAATATTTAAAAGGTTCACAATGTTTAAATAAAATTAATAAAAGACAATTACTTATTTTAAAGGATTATAATACTTTGTGTGATAATATTGATTTTATGAAGCAATATACTTATAAAGAATATACTTGGGCTCGGACAGTAGTTATTACACGAATTTTTGGAATAGTTCTTAATGGTATTAAAACACAAGCATTAGTTCCATATGCCGATATGTTAAATCATACACTAGTTCCAAAAACACGATGGTATTTTGATGATCAGGAAAAAGTATTTAAGATAATTGCAAAGGATAATATATCTATAAATGAAAAAATTTATGATACATATGGTCGAAAATGTAATTCTCGTTTTTTTGTAAATTATGGATTTGTATTAAATCATAATAAAGATAATTTAGTATTATTTGAGTTTGATAAATCATCATCATATGTTAAATTTTTAAAGAGAAAAAAATGGTATAAATTTGGAAAAGTATCGTTAGAATATTCGATTGGTGTCAATAATTTCAATAATGAAAAATTAAATAATTTTTTATCAATTATTCGATATTTAGTTTGTGATGAAGAAGAATATTTTAATAAATCTTTAACACCATTTTTATTTCCAATTTCTATTTCAAATGAAAGAAGTGCTTTGCAATATTTAATGCGACTTTGTGTTAATCATCTTAAAAGGTATAGTAAAAGTAAGAATGATGATTTAAAAATCTTATTAGATCCTCTTAATTCATATAGTATGAAATATAGTAAAATTAGAAATATAATTCAAATATGTTATGGTGAAAAAGTAATATATGAATATTATTTACAAATGTGTATAAGTTCATTAAAAATGTTAAATTACTCTTTTGATAAATTAATGGAAACAGATTTATTAATAACAGGGTTAAGTGGTCCATACAGAGAATATATTAATGAACATCTTTGTAAACTCTTGAATAAAGATGGAGATTTAGATTTTTATTTAAATGATATTTAGTTATATTAAAATTTTTTCCTATTATATGATATCTAATTTGTTATGAGTTTTTGTCGTAGTTATAGTTATTCGAAACGTTTAGATCAACTGTCTAAAAATGAAGTATATTACAATAATTTGAAACATCGACAAGTTATTTGTAATAATTACGAGAATTTTTTAAACAATGATCCTGAAATTGATGGTGAAAAAAGGAGAGATTACATTTATAAAGTTGATTTTAAAAATTTAAATAATAAATTACAAAATTGGTCTAACATAATGAGAGTTTTATTAGAACTTAGAGGTAATTGGAAATATCATGAGTCACAATCAAATGTTGATTTTAGTATATGTAATTCTAAAAATATTGAAAATAGAGCAAAAATAATTCATAATTTATTAAATTTTAATATCAAAGTATGCGATAGAAATAATATAATTCCCAAATCCATAATATTTTCTGAACGAAGAATTATAAATGTTTTGAAAAAGATTTATAAAACATATTCGAATAAATGGTTTATCTGTAATACAGAAAATTTGAATAAAAAATATAGTAATTTTATTATTCAAGAAAAAAACAATTATATTTCAATAGATAATTTATTGAAATCAAATTATATAATTAATACAGATTGTCTTATAAAATGTTATATTCTTATTAGAGTGACAAAAGATTATAATTCTATTAATGTTTATAATAAATTACCCGTACAAGTTATTTTAAAACAAAAAAATAGTCAAAAATATAAAAAAATAGTTTTAGAATGTTCTGAATTTTTTGAACAAAATATGTATAATACAGTTATTTATCCACAGATTATTAATCTTATAAAAGATTCAGTTAAATGTAATTTCTCTCAAGATATGAAACATAATACTATGAATTCTTTTCAATTATTAACTTTTAGAATAATTCTCGATAAACATATGAAGTGCTGGTTAAAAAAAGTTTCATCTGATATTCCAAATTTATCACATCAAATGTTTAATTGTTTTTATGATGAACGTTATCATAAATGTATGTTTGTTAATTCGGTTTTAAGAACATGTATTGATCCAATATTTAGACCATTATTTACCACATCAATGGAAAATAATTTTGTCAATATTTACAAAAAAAATCATGTTATTGAAAATTTAGTTAAATATTATATTATGCCAAGGATTAATCTAAGTAATGGTGAAAATATTACACTTTTAAGGCATAAATATAAATTTAACGAATTAATGATTTCATTATTAACACAAAGTAATATATGTCCTAAACACTATCAGTTTAGTACTTATGATAAAAAAGTTTTAAATATTTTAAAAGAATTTAAGGAAAAATATAATATATTATTTTTGAAACCATATTCAGAATCATTTGGATATAAAAGGAAGGTATCTAATAATATAGAAGATGTAATATCATGGATAAGTAAAAATAAAAAAAAATGTAAAAAATGGACTTTAAATGAATATATTAATAATCCAATGTTATTTTATATGAATGGAGAAAGACCATCTGGTCATATATATAATGATAAATATGGTCGTAAAAATATTATTCGTATATGTGTATTAAAAATATTTACCAGTGATAAGGTAACAACTTATATGAATAATAAGAAAATATTGTTAGTTTCTCCAAGACATTATGATATACGAGATAATATATCTCTAATTGCTAATTATGATGTAATAAATAATATAAGTAATGATGAACATGTAAGTAAAGATTTTTATTATGATTTAGATACTTTAGATCAAAACTGCTTTGAAATAAAAACAAATAATTTTAAGGAAACTATTAATAAACAAATTAGCAGGATTGTAAAATTAGTATCTCAACATTTTATCAAAAATATTAGAAAAAATATGAAAAAATCAGAATTTAATCTGAAACCATCATTTCATATGTTTACATATGATTTTCTAATAGATAAACAATTAAAATTATGGTTATTGAAAGTTAATTCTCAACCTAGTGAAAAATGTTTAAAAAATCTTTTAGATAAAAATTTTAATTCTCTTATGAAAAATGTTATCGATTTATTTAATTGTTGTCAAGAAAAAGATTGTTGTAATATATCACATACTGATTTTAGAAAAGTTATAAATGTAAAAGTTAGATAAAAATACTAATATAATTTTTTATAAAGTTATGTTGAATGATATGGAATATGATGAGAGTATAAATGTAGATATTAGAAGTGATAGCATTTTAACTGAAGATTTACTTGTAGAGCAAAATAGTTTATCAAATGTATTTATACCTGAACAAAATGATTTACCTTTTTCTAGAGGAAGACAAAGACGTGTTAAAACATCATATAAATACGCATGGAGGTTATTAGTTTTAGTATCTATTTTTTATGGACTACCTACATTTCAATATGTATTATATCAAATAACAGACCCTGCAATCCGAACCGAACAATGTTATTTTAATCATAAATGTGCTTATCAAGTTGGTAATATTGTTTCATTTAATAATGTAATTAGTAATGTTTCATATATGTTTTTATCCTTTGTTTTATATATAATAATTATAAGACATTGGGATGAGTCATTGAATATAAGAGAATATTATTTAATTACCTGTGTAATTTTGTCAATGTTTTTTGAAGGAATTTTTTCATCATTTTATCATTTATGTCCAAGTAGAGTTAATTTACAATTTGATACAACTTTCATGTTTTTTTTTGGAACTTTATCAATTATATATACTTTACAAAAAACAAGAAAAAATGATTTAATTGATATATCCAAATTATTTTTGTTTATGGGATTTTTAATTTTTATAAATACAATCAATTTAACATTAGATACACAAAATAATTCATATGAATGGATATTTGTTGTTATATTTTTTCCAATCGCAAATTTTATCATAAGTGCCAATGTGTATTTTGGCCATAATAATTGGAGTTTAAATATTTTTTATTTTATATGCCGATTACGGCATTCATTTACAAATTTGAGAAGAATACCTAATATTTCTTATCTTTTTTGTTTAATAATAATTAATGTAGTTAATATATGTCTTTTAATTGCATGTATATCAAAGGATATACAATTCTCAATGTTTTTATTAGGAACATTAAGTTTAGATATGGGAATTGTTATAATTCATCATATTGCTTATAAAATAGGTGATGGTGTTAGAATGAGACTGTGGGAATTAATACTTGGTTTATTTACATTGATAATGATTATTGTATCATTGTATTTTTATCAACTCCCTACTATTAAAAATAGCGGTTCTCAATCTGCATCCGCAGAATATAATAGTGAATGTGTTTTATTTAATTTCTTTGATACACACGATTTATGGCATTTTTGTTCATCTACATGGATGTTTACTGGAACCTTATTTATTTGGGGTTTAAATTAATTTATTAATAATTATAATTTTAATAATATAATTTCTAATTATAATAATTATATATAGAACAATGGTCTTATCAAAACAAACTTATCTTACAAAATATGTTGGTAAAGTTAATACTAGATTAACTAATGCTTATAAAAAAAGAGGAAATGTTGTTTCTAAAGGACAAACTTTAGTCAAAAAATATAATAATGTTTTCGCAATTAAGAATAATAATGATACTGTTGGATATTTAATTGATAATACAATTTATGCTTCTAAAACTAAAGGTGATAGAGCAAGAAAATCATCTCAAAAATGGGAAAAAATTGGAGGAAGAAAATCATCTTGTGGTTGTTCTAAACCAAACTGTAAAGGTTGTGGATGTGGCGAGAAAGAAAAAATTGGAGGAAGAAAATCATCTTGTGGTTGTTCTAAACCAAACTGTAAAGGTTCTTGTTCAACTCATGAAGAAAAAAAAGGTGGTAAATGTATCAATCCAAAATGTAAATGTAATAAAAAATGCCCTTGTCAAAAAGGTGGTTATAAAAAAGGCTGTGAATGTATGGAAAATTATGCTAGACAAATATTCAATTAAATATATTTAATCATATTTGAAATAAATTAAATTAAATATATATTTTTATTATTTTATTCTGCTTTATCTTCTGTTTTTGCTTTTGTAACGGAATTAATCATTTCTTGGGCTTTTCCTGTTATTTCTAATATTTTTGTTTGTCTTGCTTGTAAATTTTTCTTTATAGATCCATATTTTTCTTTCTTTTTATTATCTTTCGTTTTATCGATTTTATCATTTATTTTACGAAGGTTTTCTTCAATTAATTTATTTCTTTTTGACAGTTTTTTCATAATTTTTTCATATTTCATTTTTTTAACAGAACCAATATCTTCACAATTTAAATTTTTTGTTTTATTTAAATTATCTTGTCTATCTTGAAACCATTTATCAAAACCATATTTTCTATCTTTTTCTTCTACATTACCTTTTTTTATACAATAAACACCAGAATAGCCAGTTACATTGGCTGCTCCTGCACTTTTACCTTCACCAAAAAAATCAAGATTTCCAATTGGATGTTTAGCACATCCTTTTGGTCTAGTTGCTTCAAAACTATCTTCAATTTCTTTGAATTTATATTTCCATTCCGAATCTAATTGTTTTGCTGCTGCTTCACAAGTCTTTGAATCCTTAATTTGTAAATGTCCTGATTCTTCACAAGTTTTTTCTGTAATAAATGCGTATTTTTTGACTGAACTGTCTTCTGTTTTTTTATTATCTTCTTTATCTTCTTTATCTTCTTCATCTTCTTCATCTTCTTTATCTTCTTCATAATCTTCTTCTTCATAATCTTCTTCAAAAAATTCGGCATACTTTTCTACTTTATTTTGAAGATAATATAATACACCACAAACTACTAATATTATAGCAATAATTATTAATATTTTTGAATTTTTTTTTATAATGTTTTGAAACTGTTTTAACATTTTTATATATATAAATATAAATATATTTTAATTTGAATCTAATTAAAAAGAACACTCATTATTATATTAAAAATGTCAAATAAACCAATTTATATGAGTTATGATACAATTCATAAAGATAGTATTGAATTGTATAAAAAAATTACAGCAGAACAATATTGTCCTGATATTATTATTGGAATTGGAACTGGTGGATTTATACCTGCTAGAATTTTAAAAACTTTTTTTAAAATACCCGTTATATGTGTTACAATTGAATACTATAATGTTGATAATACAATTATAAATAAAGTTGCAAAAGAAATTCAAGGAATACCACTAAATGGTCAAGAACATGAGATGATTAAAGATAAGAAAATTCTCATTGTTGATGAATGTGATGACTCTAGAAAAACATTACAATATATTACTGAATATTTAGAACAATTCCAACCTGCTGAAATGGCTATTGGTGTTTTACATAATAAATTACGAATTAAGAAAGGTAAATTAAATGAAAATGTTAGATATTTCTATTCTAAAGAATACGATGATGTATATTTAATGTATCCTTGGGAAGCTCCAGATATCGATAAACATAATGATATGTGTTGTGAATAATTTTCATAATATAAATATATAAATACGAATAAAAATATATTTATAAATCTTCAATGTTTACAGTTTATTTATAAATATAAAAAATAGAGGGAAACTTATTTTATTGTATAATCTACTCATTTGTTTATAGAAATTTTCAACATTAATAATATAAACACTTAAAATGACAGATCCATATGGTACAGTTCGCGCTCAAATATTAGACCTTCAAGGTAATGCTGTTG